GATTGGGCTTTGCCCAATCATTAATGATCGACTACGTCGATCTTTAGGTCTCGTCCGACATTTCAGTAGTGGTCAAAGACCACTGTATTTTTGTCAATCAAAACTATGTCGGGTCGAGCCATATTTCTTCATCCTCGTCAGGCGAGCAGCTGACAAACATCATTTACACCTTGACGACGAAAGACTGGAAACCACTTCTTCGTTGAGCTGAGGTTAGAGAAATTTACTGCCCCAATGGGAAATCGAGCCACCCTTACATGTGTTTAGGTAGTAAAGTTGATCTTCTGTCAATGCTTCAGGATCAAGGTATCAATCCAAGTGACGTGCTGTGTAGGGCTCACGCAGTCGCAAGGCTTTTCCAGTGACCCCCCCCCCCTTTTGACATATTCCCGCCGGTAAAATGCAAGAGTTGTATCGATGGGTGATTTGGTCATGGAGACTTGATGCTCCTTTGAATAGATGAGGGGTGCCTTCCAAAATTTTTCATGCAACTTGAAAATTTTTTTCACGCAGTTTAGAAGGAGGAAGGTCGTCAATCCTCAAGGCCGGCCCAACAGCGTCAAATTTCGGTTTGGTTTCCAAAAGGTGGATACAAGTTTCAAGAAACCTGGGGGAAGGGTTGTCGAGCAGGATGTCGGGGTCTGTCACTCCATAGATAGAAGACGGCTCCTCCTCACACTCCAATGTGGAAAACCATTCGACTACCTTGGCATTTATAACCCGGTAAAGATCAGCCGTCCGTTTAATTGGTGCCTCTCGATAAACCTTTCTTCCCTTTCCCTCTTCCTCCTTTAGAAATTCAAGAAGGGGAGGGTAAGTGGATCCATTATCAATAAATATAATTTCAACATCGCCAAGAGCCTCGAGGGTTTTCACACATGGTTTCAAACACCACAAGCGGTAAAGACAATGACAAATAAATTTAAAGAGCTTGGAAAACTTACTATGACTCGACCCATAGCTTTTGAAATGGGGGCAATTCATATGTTGGTAGGCCATATATGCGCTAAGGTTTAAAGTGACCGTGTCTCGGTATAATGTTAAATGGCCATCCCCTTGGAGACGGTCCGCCGAAACATTGTTGCAGAGATGAAAAAGGTCAAGGAGGCATCGAAGGGCCGCTACTACCCTGCATGGTTTGCTTACCCCTCCACAAAAATTCCTCTCCGCCAAGCCAAGACCAAGGAGTTTGCGACAGTCATCCCAGGTGACAAGTCTACCTACGTCTTTGACGACGAGCACGCCTACCTCAACGACTATGCGACGTCTCGTTTTGGATGGACATGGAAAAAGGGAGGATGGGATTGCATGCGCCACTTGGAAATTATGGCAGCGGGGTGTGTGCCCCTCTTTAAGGGAATCGAAGAATGCCCTGCCGCGTCCATGGTGGCCTATCCCAAGAAGGAACTTGAGGCCGTCTACAAGCGGTGGGCGATGAACCCTGAAATCTCAGAGAGTCTTTATGAAGAGTGGCAAAGGATCATGGCCAAGTACTTTTTGGGGGCCCTCACCTGTGGTGCCATGATCAAGGTAAGTCATGCATGTGTCTTTGGGTTTGAAAGTGAAGCACCCTCGAAAATTTTATTCTTGGATGATCGCATCCCAGTCAAGCCAGACTACCAGTCCATGATGGTTCTCATTGGACTTTACGAAGCATGGCCCGAAGCTCACATCGATGTTCCCTTTGAAGTCCCCTACCTTTATGACGACTTTACTGGCCCGACATCGCAACTTTATGGCAGAGGGTTTTCATATGTCAAGTCGATTCCCTCGGGCCAACGCCGCCCTACGATCAACATAAAAGACGCGTGGAAAGCCTTGGATTCTTATGACTTGATTGTCTATGGCTCCGTGAAACGATCTCAGCCAGGCCTCTTGGCCATCACATCCAAGGTGGACCATGCCAAGATTTGGTTGTTTTGTGGTGCTGACCGCCAGCCACACATCTCTCGCCTGAATCTATGGATGCGCCTTGGAACGGTTTTTATGCGAGAAGCCGTCACAGAGAGCTTACCATAAGGACACGATTGATCATAAGGAGACGATTGATCATAAGGACACGATTGATCATAAGGAGACGATTGATAATAAGGAGACGATTGATCATAAGGATAGTATCATAAGGCTACGTGTCATCCACCGACACAACCACATCATCCCATGACTTGCCTGGTGGAAGGCGGTGACCGGCTGCCCTCACATGGCCCCCGCCCGACCCTCCCAAGGCACTTTCCATCTGTTTGGCTAGGGCGGAGAGGTCGTGGCCCGACCCAGGATGGGTGCGAAGGGACGTTCCGTAGGTGGCCTTGGCATCATTCTTGGCCCACAACAAATAAAAATCTACATCATCAAACCCATGACTCCATAACCATTCTCCCATGACGGATGTTAAAAAGTGAGGACAATTACAAATATAAAACCTCAAGGATGAGTCGAGGCCGAGTCCATCCCGGAAACGTGCCTTGAGAACCTCCTTGGACAATTTCTCACAATAAAGATCCAACATGGCACGTGCCATACGTGCATTTGACCGCAGTTCCTCCAACAACTGAGCCTCTGCCTGGTAAAGACGGTCTTCAAAGGCTGAGGGTGTCGTGGGGGTGGTCGCATAAAGGGCTTCGGCCATTCCCTTGACTTCTTCTTCCGTCCCAAGAGCTTCGTCTTCTCCAAAACGCCAAAGGTCACGTGCCCGAACAATACGGACAAGGGGCGGACACGCCGTATAGCGGCGTTCTGTCCATTCGGGGGTGTAGGTGTCTTCCGACGTCACGACCCAGGTGATTGATGCGCCCGAGTCAACGTCAGAGTAGACGGCTTGGACGGGAAGGCCATCCTCAACCATCTTGAAAAGATCTGCCTGGAGACCCTCGTGGTGGTCCATGATGAGGAGGGGGTGACCCTGGGTCATGATGGCAGCTTGGGCATAGGTGGGACAAACGTCGAGAAATACAATCATGTCAATCTCATCCAAGTCCACACCGGCTTCTGCCCATTCTTTCCCCCATGGCTGAGAGTGGTAGTGGCCAACAAAAGTTGCCTTCACACCTGCATCCCCGTGCTTGTCTATCCACGCCTGGAAGAGGGCGGCCGAGAGGGAGCCGTCTGAACAAGGGTGGTGGTACACAACGAGTAGGCGTTTGGCTGTGATGGCTTTGTATAGTGAGGGAAGAGTGCACAAGAAGACCATTTTTTTTATTTTTTGCTTGATGAAAACCGTCCAAGAAATTCAACTTATCGGTTTTCAGGGTATCCAACTAAAGCCATCCAACAAATGGAGGGTCCTTCCTTTTTTAGACAAAAAGTGTTTTTGATTGGATTTCCCAAGTCGGGCACCTCTTCAATCACCAAGGCCTTGGAATCTTTAGGCTATAGATGTGCCCATTGGAAGTACAAGGACAAATTTGTGGGTGAAATGATGAGGGATGCTGTCGCTGCTGGCTTGGCACCTGTCGCCAGAATGCCAGACATTGATGCATTTACCCAAATGGATTTCGTAGAAGAAGAGGGGACCTACTGGCCCCAAATTAGTCTCTTGGATAGCCTTTGCCACCATTACCCAGACGCCAAATTCATTCTCAATTGGCGCGACCTAGATGCAACCCTGGCCTCAATGGCCAAATGGCCGCCCGACAAACCACGACCTAAACCCCGCCCAAAGATGTTAGAGCGTCTCATGGCGAGTGACCTGCCATCCATGACCCACAGTCCGCCCTTTAGTGAGGAAGAGATTCGAGGTTGGATGGAACGCCACTGGGAACATTGCAAAGAGGTGTTTGGAGAGTCTCGCAATTTTTTGATTTTTGACATTGTCCGGGATGACCCAGAAAACCTCAAGACATTTTTAGGAGTGGCGGAAAAGGCCAAGATGTGGTGGGGAGTGGCCAACTCCTTGACCGAAGAAAAGGCCAAGATTCAAAAACTTATGGAGGCCAAACTTGCCGCCAAGAAAAAGGCGATACGAGACCGGGAGAGACGAGACAAAGCAAGGGCCAATAGGCGAAAAGGTGAAAGGCGACGACGGAGGAAATAAATGAGGATGTTATGAATTAAATAGGAGTCATCTTATTGGTTTTTTTACAAGGGCCATGATGTTACAAACTTGTTATAAGCGCCATGACGACGAGCGGTTACCTGCCCGCTTGGAAGACTTGACCTTGTGTCTGCGACGGTGACGTGTCTTGCGTTTTGATGAAGACCTTGAAGACTTGGAGCCGCGGCCCACCTTGTGTTTGCGCGAGACCTTTCCCCGTTTACTGGTAGAGGGCATTGCCAAGGCTGCCTCTGGCAGGTCGGTTGAATTGGGAAGGGAATCTTCAGCCAAGGCTACAGGAGGATCCGCGGCCCCGTCAATGATTTCAGTTGCCGTCTGTCCCAACTTGGCATTGAGGGCGTCCCCAGAGACTTCCGAGGCATCCGCCATGTCAACGGCCATTTGGGCACTGGGGAGCTTCAGGACGTTTGGCACAAGCTCATCGTCATCAAGAGAAGGTGCCAGCTCAGACATACGTGTAATGATAGACACAGAGTTGGTAGGCTTAGGCTTGTCGAGAGCCTTCTCAAACTCACGAATCTTTTTGGCGGCGTGAAGCGAGTTGGAAATGTCCTTGTCGTCACCATTTCCCTTGCTCTTGGCTTTCCTTGACTTGACGGGTTTTCCTGCCTTGTCTGCGGTTCCCTTGGACAATTCACTGATTTTCCTTGCCATCTCCAGTGATGCGGCAATGTCCTTATCCTTGCCCGTTCCTCGGGTCACCACAACCTCCTTTTTAAAAGAATCCTTGTTGGAGTCACCCGCCAGGGTAGCTGCATGGGCCTGGCGCATCAAGAGAGACACTTCGCGGTTCTCACGATAGGCTGCCGGCGAATCGCCCTCGTCTTCAGAATCTTGGGCGACGTCTTCCATCACGATCCCGAGGGCCGCCTTGGTCTTGGCATAGATCCTCTTGGATGCTGCCCCGAGGGCCTTGGCAAAATCATCATGTGGCACCTTCTTGACCGACTTGACACCCAACTTGCGGCTGCGGGTTTCCATCTGGCCAAGGACGGACCTCAACTTGTAGTAGGTCAAAAGGACGGAGGGAAAGGTTCCTGGGGCGGTCTGGCCTTGGGCATCGGCGACAATCTTTTGGATAAACACGGACCATGCTGTGGCAGGTGTCACTGAAGCCGTTGGGCAGGTGGTGAGGAGGGCCTCCATGGACCATCCTGGAGCAAGTTCTTTGTCCGTCTTGGAACCGGCACGTGCAAGAGCCAAAGATCGTTTACGGAGGCGTGTCAAGAGGGTAGCACACCGCCGAAGAACGAGGTTGTAAAGCGAGACGTAAGCCATAGTGTCCAAAAGGCTACCTCCTTCAGCTGGCGCGGGAACACCAAAGAGGGACCCAAGCCAAAGGGTGAGCATCTCGAGTACAATTTGGGGTTCGGACGAGTGGGTCATTTTATTGGAGGGGGTGGAAAGAATACTTAACCAGCTGTGCATAATGGACATGTCTGATTTCCAATCCCACCCAAAATTTCGTATGGTCTCTCTAAAAAATTTATTGGGTTATGGTAGAGTCTGAATTAAACAACCTCTTCAAGTGGTGAGGTTGATAGTGAGGGAAGACGTCTTGCCGACTACTACAGTGGACACGGATCTTGTGCCGAGCTTGGAAGAAACACTCTTGGCGAGAATATCGCCCATGGTGAACATTTCGATGGAGGTCAAGCCATGGTCTGTCAAGTCAAACTTGAAGGTCATCTTGTGCCTGCCTGATGACGTTTGTCGCGATGCTTCGACGGTTGCAATGATAATGTCCAAAACACTCCTGAGTTGTGGGGTCGATGACCGGAGAATCATTGGCGGTTTGGGAGTCCGGGAAAGAAGTTGCTTGGTCTTGCGGGACATCCTTGAAGAGGAGGGGAAAGGTAAGGTCGATGACTTCGAGGTCCATGGGAGGGCGTTTTCAAGGTGGCTCTAACCTTGATTAAAATTTTCTCAGAAGTACAATTTTTGCGAAACGAGATTCTCTAACCAAAAGAAACTTAATCCAGTTGCAAATCTATTGATTTGGATTGGCTGAAGCCAATTGAAGTCACACTCGAATGTCTCGCATCCATGGGGTCCTCACCCTGACCTCCATCTATTTTGTTGTGGAGCTTGTGGTAGGTCTATGGCTTGGATCTCTAACCCTCCGCGCCGACGCCTTTCACATGCTGTCAGACATGATTGCCCTGTCTATCGGGATTTGGGCCCATGGGGCGTCTCAGCGCCCCTCTACAGACGTGGCGACCTTTGGGTGGTCAAGAACGACCGTGGTGGGTGGTCTCATCAATGTGGCGTTCCTTCTAGGCAATGCATTTTCAATCTTTACTGAAGCAATTACCCAATTTTTCGAGGATCAAAATGAGGATTTATTGGAAAAGGGAAACGCAACCACCTTGATCATCGTAGCTGGAGTCGGTCTCCTCATTAACCTTGTAGGTATTTGTCTCTTGACCACCGACGGATCCTCGCATGGCCATTCACACGGCCAGTCACACGGTCATTCACATGGTGCAAACCACAACACGCGCGCCCTCCTCCTCCACCTAATGGCAGATTTGTTTGGATCCATTGCGGCTTTGGCTTCTTCCCTCATCTTGCGCTACTGGAGGTCTTGGGATGGTCGTGCGATTGTGGATCCCATCCTATCCCTTGTGGTGGTTGGTCTGATTAGCGCTTCAGCCATACCCGTCCTCAAGGACACGGTACATATTCTTTTACTTCATTCGCCAAAGGACGCAGATACAGACGTGCTTCGTAAAGAAATATCGGCATTGCCAGGCGTAGACAATGTTCATCACATCCACTTGTGGATCCTTGACCCATCGACCCACATCGCCTCTCTCCATGTCCACCCATCCTTTGATCACCAAGCCACACCGTCCCTCCACGCCCTCCGCCGCTCCATCCAAGGCGTCCTCCACCGCCATGGCTTTCATTCTACGACCATCCAGTTTGACCACGCTCCAGGTGAACCGTGTGAAGTGGATTGTTCAACTCCTTGTACCACCGCCCAGTGTTGCCGCCCCTGCAAAGAAGAAGAAGTTTGAAAATTATGGCTCGACCCGACATAGTTTTGCTTTGCAAAACTACAGTGGTCTTTGACCACTACTGAAATGTCGGACGAGACCTAGGGCCCAACACAAATTTTATAAGGAATGACAGGGAATTTTATTC